ATAATTGCCCGGAAAGTCTAAACCACCATAGGGCGGTTTTAGACCCAAGGGTATTATCTGCTCAACCCAGCTAAAGGATTGTTTATATTCCCTATGGAATAAATTCTTAAATAGTATCGGGATTAATTCCTGATAGCATTTGAGAGGAAACCATCCGGCTATTTTGGAAAGCTGTGAGGCTTTGCCCAAAATAGCTGAACGATGTTCAGATTGCCATGTAGATGGAACTGAGTTTAATAGACGAAGTTTAACAACGTCTAGAAAAGCGATCTTGTTTTCGATTGTACGATAACAAAGATTTTCTGCAAAAATACCTACGTATTCAGAAATACAATGTTTACTTGAAAATTTAAGACCTAAGTCTGTATAAAAATTATCAAGTAATATTGCATCATGATTTTTGGCCATTAAGGTCAAATAATCATCTCCCAAAATCAAAGAATGACAAGGGAAAGTATCAGGTTCATACTTTAAAGCATATGCATTTAAAGAATGAGCATACTGATCAATCATAACATTAATAAAATTTAATGTTAAAAAACTCATTGGATCACCCATAAGTGAACCCCTCCTTTGTAAAAAAGGAGAGTTTATAAACTGAGAATATCCCAGTTTCACCATCGTCTTCATAAGTTTCTTATCGAAACTTATTGATCTTGGTGCATAACTTAACCTTACAAATACTAGATAAGGTAAAGATTGACCACTTAGCTTAGTACTAAGTATATGGAAGAACTGGTCCCATATAAGACGAACTAGATCCATAGGGATGAAGTCCGTGGCATTCTTCAAATCAGAAGAATAAAATATATCATATTTTTTAATATCGAGTTTATGAAGGGACTTACACCAAGCCCATAGGGGATTTGCGTAATGACCTTCACGAACACCTTTATACGTCCCTAATATTGGACGTATGGCAAATTTGGTAAATTTCATAAGAATACCAATATGCCATGGATTAGTAGTAATCACTCTGGTCTTAAAACCACCAGTCTGTGACACGGCTAACCGTGCAGAGATAATAAAATTATTCCAAGCCTGAAAAGGTTTGGAATAACTATCATACCATAATGGTATTGTAACTAATTGGTCATGCAGTTCGTCCTCCGTACGGAGTCTGAAATGAATGATCCAATCAGGTGTTGAGGAAAAATTTCCTATTGGTCTAGATGGTTCAAAGGATCCGGATGAATATTCACCGTCTCCCCAAGCCATTGAAGCTGCTAATAAAAGCAGTATATGACCTAGACGAGTGGGGACTATTTCCCCTTCAGCTAATTCATTAGCGAGCCCAAATTTAAAAACCCACTCTGCGAAATCCTCGGTATCGAGGATGTCGCAGTAGAGTTTTTCAATTAGTCGAGTCCGTTTATCGGAATGGAGCAACCGTTCGGTTGTTACGGCAAAACCGAAACAATCATAGAGAAGGTTCGCATTATTGTGTTCCTTCAGACTATGAAAGTCTACGGTATAGTCGTTTTCACCCATATCAGAATATCCTCCAAAGGATCTAAGAGTATTTTTAGATCTTAATGATCTATAGATATTCTTAGTTTCAGATATGAGTCCGCCCTTATGGCGCGTTGAATCAGTAGTGGCACTAGTGGTTACGCTTATGTGAGACTTTCCAATAGTGGGAAGTTTCGCAATAATTGTAACCCATGAGCTACGAACATGATCCATTAAAGACGAATATCGATCTTGACCTATAGTATACTCACTAGTGAGTATATTATAAGTTTCTTTGGCGTCCTCACAAGCCTGTACTATATCAGCACAGGGGAGAGAGCGTCCAAAGGTACGTAATGTACCTAGAAAATAAGAATCTACTGTATTAATAGATTTCTTATTAAGAGGATTAAATATATTTCGGAAATGGTCTAGACCACCTCCGAATATATTGAGGAGCGGATATCCGCTTGAAATTTCGGTCCTATGGGTGTAATGCCCATAAGAACGAAATTCGTCAGTAACAATACCTGAAACGAGATATTGTTGAGCCCAAAGAGATATACTCTTCATCCATTTAATAATGGGTAGAAAAGATACCTTTGTATGATACTTTTTAGAAGTATTATCCCAAGATATCTGATGAAGACATTCCCTAAGGAAATACCTTTTAAACTTCAGTACTGAAGATAAAAGTATTTTGTCTTTCGGATCAACACCTGGCGTTAATAGGACAATATTGCCCCAGCAACGCCAGAGATCCTCTAAAAATTCCCACATCTCTTTATTGAGATGGAAGAATTTCTTATCTTGTCTAACAGACAAGAATATGCCATTACTATTTAATGTCATAAGTTCCAACCTCTTACGGTAAGTAAGATTTGGAAATTTATTCTTATTAAGCAGTTCTATACAGACCCGTTTATAAGAAGGAATATTGTATGCCAATCTAGTGCATACATGAAAAATAACATCGGAAGGTGTTATCTTCGTACTTTGTTGATCCGATAGCGGAGCAACTAAGAGCGAAACGGAGGTGGAAGCATCTCCGTTAAAAAGTTTTAGAATACCTGTAGAGGTATCACTCAATTGACGAGTTAACGCCAATTCGTATTTTCCAGTTAGACTTACATCTTTC